GGATCGAGGCGCCTCAGGGCCCCATCTGTTGGACCGACGGCGGCATTGCCATTTACGACTTCGGCGGCGGACCAGTCCTGTTTTACGGCGAGCACCCTGTCTATGGGCTGCTGTCCTCGGTGTCAGGCGTAACCAACGGCTCAGGCGACCAGACAACCCGCCCATCGCTCGGGCTGCTTCCCAAGGACGATGTTGCCGTTTCGGTTCTCGGCTCTCCGCTGATCCAAGGCTCAAAGGTCCAAATCTGGTCTGGGGCAATCAATAGGGCGACAGGCCTTCTGGTCAGCGCTCCGAAGCTCGAGTTCTCGGGATTAGTCGATAAGCCTGCTGTGAGCGCGGGCAAGTCCCTGACCGTGACAATGCAGCTGATCACTGACGGTGCGCTCCAAAAAGAAGCGAACGCTGACTACCGCCAAAACCATGCCGCTCTTGTTCGCGCTTGGCCTGCCGAGAATGGCTACGCGAATGTCTCAAACGTCATCAATGCAACGCGTACTATGGAGTGGCGCACATGAAGCTGACCATTGGCGAACGACGCGCTGCTGCTGCCAAGGCTTGCCATGATCGGTTTGTAGGCAAGACATATGATCCACGCGCCAATCGGGACTGCATCAAGCTTGCAGGCCACTCGGCGCACAAGCTGGGCAAACGCGTTAGCCTGACCAAAGGGATACGGTATTCCTCAGAAGCAGGCGGTCTGCGCACAATGCGCAAGCTGGGTTTCAAGTCGTTGATTGAGGCCGTTGATGCGGCTTTTCCAGACCGACGCATCCCAGCCGCAATGGCTCGCCCTGGTGACATCATCGCGCTCAAGACCGATGGTGCCAATGCTTTCGGATGCGCTCTGACTGTCGCTTTCGATAATGGGCGGGTGATTGGCTTCGTGAATGGCGTCGGGGCTGTGTGCCGCGTCGATGATCCCACAGCCTACCTTGCTGCGTGGCAACTGATCGGCACCCCAGTGCTGCCGACATATGCCTCCCTCATAAATCCAGAGGGTTAAATGCCTCAAATCATTCCTATGGTCGTTACCGCCATCACGACGGTAACGAGCGCAGTCGCGGCTGCTGGTCCGCTGGCCGTTGCCGCATTTAACGCGGCCAATGTGATTGGTGCTGCGGCTTTAGCTGGAGCTGCATTTCAGGCCATCCAGCCTGAAGTGAAATCGTCCAGCACGTCGATTGAGTGGAACGCTGATCCTAATGCGCCGAACCGGTTTGCCTTCGGGCGGGTCGGCGGTGCGGGCAACATCATCCACAACGCGACCTACGGCCCCGACAAAATGTATGTCGGTTTCGTTGGCGTCATGTCTGCTTCTGGCCCGATCAAGAGTTGGGTTGGCTTCAAGGCCGATGATGCGCACGTGTCGTTCAATGGCGCGGGGATGGCAATCAGCTCCGAGTACGCCAATGAGATGTGGCTTGGCCGACAACTCGGCCAGCAGCCTGAGCCGTCCTATCTCCCATCTCCGTCAGGGCTGAAGAATGGTGCTGGGATGCCGCGATGGGGTGCCAGCTATAAACTCAGCGGCAAAGCGGCATACATCTACACCCTGTCGGAGAACTCGAAGCGATCCGCCTATAAGGGCAAGGTTCCGACAGGCATCCACACCATCGAGGGACTGTTCTGCTACGATCCGCGGTTCGACAGTTCCTATCCGGGGGGCATCGGGCCTTGTCGTCTCGATGACCCGGCAACATGGCTCTACTCTACCAATGCCTACATCCACGCGTTGAACTGGGCGATTGGGCGTTGGGAGGGGCAGGCGAGGGGTATCACGCCCTCACGATACGGCGTGCCTTATGTCTCGATGAAGGTTGGCGGTATTGGCGCTCGCCCTGAGGGCATCGACTTTGCAGGCTATGT